ACTAAAAGTTGCACCATTGGCACGATCACCAATGACTAATATGCTGTCATCACTGCTGTAGTTGATGCTGATATAAGATCCAAAGTCTTCAATGTCATCACTGATGGTTTGACTTAGACTCCATGTGCCACCGCTTTTTGCGTATTCATACAAATAAGTGTAGTCAGGTGGACTAGCGGCATCATCACCACTGAACACAATCATCTTATTTCCAGTAGAACTAATTTTTGTCTGCCATACAGTGTTAGTTCCACCATCTCCAGATGTTGCTGGATCAACAGTATGACTAGTTGACAGAGCATAGGTACTCCAACTATCCACTGCGATGTCTGAAATAATACTGGCATCCTGTGGAGTCACTGTTACGGTATAAGAATTTTCAATGTCACTGTATGGATCTGCTGTGACATTGGTAATCTGTGGCTGATTAGTCACATCTGTTAGTGTGCCAGCCGTATATACACCAAGGCCTGTGGGTTGACTAATGTAAGCCTGTACCGTAGCAGTCTGTGACACACTGTCAGCACTGGCATCTGGATTGGTACTGGTTAGTGCATAAGCATAGGTAAAGTTTGCAGTTGCACTACTGGTATAGGTAACATTGATCTGTGCTAGATAAGTTTTAACATTGGCCAAAGATCCAGTTAGAGTCATAACTTTAGTAGTACCATTGAAACTACAAATGGGAGTTGGGTCAGCAATAGCAGGTGCCATTGTGCTGATGTAACTGGTTTGACTTGGAGTAATTGTTACTGTGTAAGTACCAGTTTTGTTGGTCAATATCTCTGGTGCAACTAACAAATTTGTTCCGCTAGTTGTAAAATAAGTTGCAGGTGCTGGATCTTCTAAAATAACCACAGCCGCCACAGACACAGCCACTGTCCAACTTTGACTGCCTCCACCATACCAACTCACAGTCACAGTATAGGTAAATGATCCTGTGTAGCCAATGTTTAAATCAATTTGAGGACTCTTAATTGCTGTCCAATCGCTGACGCTGTCCCAGCCTGTGTAAACATACACATTGGCTGTGCTGGTGTTTAGACTAACACCACTGGGCAAACTATAACTGGCCACTGTGGCATTACCGCTGGCTGAACGCAAATCAATAGTATAAGTTGCCGCCACAGTTGTGGGTTGTACTATGTCAATGACATTGATTCCCACAGGTACATTATGACTGTCTTTTTGTTCAAGACTGACAGTGCCATTATCTGGTACTGGTCTATCAAATATTAAATTTGGCAGTCTATTGTCAGTGTAACTTACTGATGTACTGCCGTATGAATTTAAATCACTTAAACTGTTCATGATGCGTAGATTCCTGTGTAGTTGATGCCTGCTCCGTATCTTGTGTTGGTCATGTAATCATATAAACAATCACCAGGCTGATTCATTGAATTTTCAAGATCAAAGCGTAGATCACCTAGACCTTTGATGTTGGCACTGGCATTGTAGTCCACACGCACAATAGCAAATATTAAGTCACTCATGGTATGATTGCTGGTCCATCCTGGCATTACACTATAAGCATTGGGCACACTACCTGAATATGGGTAAGGCACAACACCTGCTGTGCTACTGCCGTTGTAGCAGTAAACTTTTATGTTGCCCGCCATGTCAGTATTATAATTGCCTTCTCTGTCTACCCAACCTGACACTGTGATACCATCACTGGCAAACTTTAAAGCACAGTCATCCCAGTAGATATTTTTAAAAGAGAATGCGCTTTGCGCACTGTCACTCAATTTTACGCCTGTCTTTTCACAAAGCGTAATGCAATAAAACATTGTTCTATTGCCATTGGTCAATTGTGCATCTGTGATTATACCACCCAATGCGGCACGGCCATATACCACAGGAACTCTAGCATTGGGATCAGGATCGTATTGCAGCCTTACCCCAGGATCCACAGTGGCTGTGGTGGCCTGCTGTGGCTGTTCATTGCTTTTGTTTATGCTACTGACAACTTGATTAAGTGCAAAGCCAGTAAGTGCTGTGCGAGCCAACTGTCCGCCTAGACTAGGACCAGTAAAGAAATCGTAGACTCCGCCAGCAACATCTAATACATCATCTAAGAAACTCATTATGGTGCTCCAAAGTTAAAGTTTGCACCCACAAGATTAGGCACACGATCCATGCTTAGATCTGAACTATAAAAGAACTTTTGGCTAGTAGGATTTGTCTTGCGTCCAGCAATCTTATTATTAAGAATATCCAACACACTGGAACAGACCAATGCTAGTGTATTAGAACTACGGCGTGTTTGAATATCATATTCTTCTTCAATGGTGTAGTTGTCTACAATGCCAAAGAAGCGTCCCACAGGATTGCCTGAGATAGCCAAAGCCGCACCTGTTTCTGCATTGAACATCACGCGATAAACTTCCACAGGACACCCTTTAATTCTACTATTAACAATTTCTGCAATGCTGGTATCTGGAATGCCACTGATAGTAATGGTGATACTGCCACTGCTGTTGCGTAGTTCACTGGTAGTTGTGCTGATACCTACTAACTTACCCAAGCCAAGATACTGTTCGCCACCTATGGATACATCCTGAATATAGTCACTGAAGCGTAACACTTGATTAGTAGGAGTTGCACTAGGTGTGTCTTTATAATATTCAACATCTATTCTAGCAAATAGGCCTGTGGCAACGCTGGTATATGAACTTAAATCAATAGGCATTAGATTACCTCACTGAATACAAATGGTCCGCTCCAACTTACTTGATCTCTGGCCATTAAATTCCATGTGGGAAAGTCTGTACAAGTCACAGTAAACACACAGTTTGGGCCTACTACCAACTGTCCAGGACTGGCACGAGTTGCTTCTAATATAGGACGATGTAGATATACTGTGTTAGAAACACTGCTGACATCAGCAGCCACACTGTAAACTTTACCTGCACTGGTTAATTGAATCAAGTCGCCTGCACGGAATTTATATCCTGTGGCAGTAGTAGGACTTGTGGTCAATGTAATAAAGTTTTCACCTTTGGTCCATGTGGCATAAAATCCTGTGTAGTTTACGCTGTTACCTTGATATTCACTGAACCAACTTAGTCCACTGGCATTAAACTGAATGTTTGCACTGGTAACACGACCTAATGCTTCTGCTTTGGCCACATTAATTCTAAGATCAGTCCAACGAGGACCATCAGGATACTTTACTTCAAAGCGCCAAGGTGCGGCGCCACGACTTACACTACGCACAATACCACTGCGACTAGTGGTCTGTGCTGTTACTGGTTTACGCTCCACACTCATTGTTTCAGCGTTGTCTATAATCCATTGAAAACTCATTTTTATCTCCTACCTGGAATTGCACTGGCACCTTGCATGGCCACTGCGTGTATAAAACTTGGGTCAGCGGCAATCATGGCTTTGAAACTCTGTGCATCTACAGCATTAATATTGTAAGTTACATTCTGTCCACCACCGCCCATTGGAGTAATTGTGGCTGGTCCACTGATTAATTCAGGACCCATCTCACCAGCAATACCCCACTTGCCTGCACCTAGTGTACCACCATTGGCAAAGAATCCACCAAAGAAGTCTGTGATACCACTCCAAGCATTGCTGATACTTTCACCAATGCCACCAAATATGTTACTAATTCCCTGACTGGCTCCACCAAAGCCACCACCTGATGCCATACCTGGAACGCCACCGTAGCCACCGCCTCCAGCAACATCATACACATACATTGGATTGTTAGCACTCTGTCCTACAGTAGATCCACCACCTAGGCCACCAAATAGACTGCCTAGGCCTGTCATTTGAAATAATCCAGCCATGGTCTGTTGTATCTGACTGCGTAACAATGTTTCCAGCATATCAGACACAAAGTTCTTCCATTCAAACTTACCAGTCTTGGCAAAATTTACTATTAGGTCTTCTAGGCCAGATGTTAGTTTACTGAAAATCTTCTGTGCTTGTTGTGCGGCATTGGTAGCATTGTCCACATATTCACGGAATGCTTTGTTCCATCCACTGCTGAATGAACGAGACTGTTCATAGTTTTTACGAATCACAGCCTGTTGAGCCTGAACATTGCGATCATAGATAGTTTGTAATCTATTGCTTTCTTCTTCACTTCTTTTTAAGAATTCATTTTCAGGTAAGTTACGATTTTCAATGGCAAAACGAGCCATTGCTGCCTTGGCCACTCTATTTTCTGCTACTTCAATTTGTTTTAATTGACGCTCAATGCCACCTAGTGTGTCTAATAAGTATTGATCTTGTAAGTCAGCAACTTTGTTCTGTATGTCAGCAATGGCTTCCATGTCTTGAACACGCTGTTTGTCTAACTTGGCAATTTCTTGTTTGGCTGCTATTTCACTTTGTGTGGTTTTTAGTATTTCATCTCTACGAGTGGTGATGCGAGCAATCTCAGCATCAATCTCAGCATTGAGTTTGCCTTGTCCTTCAAGACGTTTTTGATTTAATTTTTCAACAGCACTGTCAGCCTCTTCCATAGCAGCCTGTACTGCTTTGTATGCTTCACGCTGATCCTCTGTCATGAGAATCATTGCGGCTTCATCTTTTATTTTCTTCAGTGATTTTTCACTGCTCTTTAAGTAAGCATCGCCAATGTCTATAATTGCTTGACGCTGTTTTTGTAGTGCATCAATTACTTTACGAGCCGCTGATGCTTGTTCTTCTTGAGACTGTTTTGCTAATTTGGCTGCTTCTACAGCCGCTTTGTGTTTACTGAGTTCTTCTGTGTCTGCATCACCGCCTGAAAAGGCCATCTTGGTTCCTGCGGCCACTGCGGCTCCAGTGCCAAAACCCAGTGCAAGTTTTGCACCTTCGCTGAGTCCACTGAACGCTCTGGCAATAGCACCAACTCTGCCAGGCATTTTTTTAAGTCTATCTGCAATATCGTCAAGATAGTTTGTAAATTTTAATAAAGTTCCTACGCTGAATACACCAATAATTGTTAGGCCTAAGGCTCTAAAAATATTAGTAACATCAGGTATACTTTTTAATAAAGAATTTAATCCTTCAAACATTGGACCAAATGCTTTAATAAATTGAAGTTGAAGTTCTTTAAAAGTTTCTGAAAAACGATCATTAAGTTCAGCGGCTTTTCTAATTTCCTCTGCCATGGCCTTGGATTTTTCAGTGCCAGCATCTAAGGTTGCTAAGAATTCTCCATTGATAGTAACACCACGGAATGATTTGCCCAACAAGTCTGCTTGTATAGCAGTCTTCTGTGCTGACTCTGGCATCTTAGCCAATGCTTCAATAGTCTTACGGAATAGACCTTGCTCACTTAAATTGCGTAGATCATTTAATGTGATGCCTAACTTGGCAAAACTGTCCTGTGTATTTTCACTGCCCTGTGCGGCTTGATCAATGCTTTGATAGAATGTTAATAATGACTTGTCTGCATCATCAGCACTGCCACCCATGGCAGTCATAGCACTGCGTAGGCCTATAATCTTTTCAATGGCAAAGCCAGTGCTGTTACTTAAATCACTGACTGAATCAGCCATTTGTAATGCACTGCGAGCAAAGCCTATAAATGCCGCTCCAGCCAACACACCTGACAGTTTACTAAACATTCCGCTGAGTGCAGAAGTTTTATTTTTTAGATCATCAAATGCACCACCTACTCGCTTGGCATCAGCAGTGGCACTGTTGGCAAAGTTTTTAGTTGCCTGTTCTGCTTGATTGATACCGCCAACAAATCGTTGATTATCAATCTCTAAGATAATTTTAATATTATTTGCCACCGTTTATTCTCCTTAACGCTCGTGGTATCAATACATTTTGAATGTGGTCTTCAGTAGGACCAGTCATACCTTCAGGACTTTGTTTGCTCCATCCTTCATCTAATCTCTGTGCGTATGCGTAGTCTGCAACAATCTTATTATTGTTTAATAAGTCAGTGTTGCGTCTAGCATTGCCAGTACGAATAGGGGTTTCTTTGACAAAAAACTTATGTGCATCAACGGCTAGGCGATCTGCTTCTTTCTTAGCACTATCAACTACCTTGTTGAACCCCTTGGTGTCAAATTTTATTTTCATCTTTTCTCGCTCTCACCCTATCTATCATGGCCTGCATTTCTTTTTGGCTCAGTTTAGGAGCGGGTGGTGCTCCTAGTGTGCCTGAATGCTTTTTATTCAGATAGTTTTCATAACCTATGGCTATTTCTGCTATCCAAATATCTAAACTGCTACCACTGCGTAACACTTCGCTGGGCAGTTTGCCGTATCGCTTGCTAATAAAATCCAGCGTCAACCAAGTGTTTAAGTGGTTGTCTATTACTTCGTAGTTGACGCCTGGGGCTTTCCCAAGATTTCAACTACTTTCTGAATTGCCTTGACCATTACGGCTGTGGGCAATGTCAATCCATCTTTTACAATTACTGTGCCATCTTCATCAAGAATCATAGCGTTGACCAAACTCGCTAGTTTGTCAAACTGTGTGGTATCCATTGTGGCTAATTTTACAAAGGTATCCATGTCTTGACGATCGTAGATCCAGAATTCAAGTTCACCGTATTCATCTACAGTTTCTTGATCATCTAATACTACTTTGATCAGTTGTGGTTTTGCGGCTAGTTGGCTTAATTTCATCAGTTAATCTCCTTGTCTTTCAATCAGTGTGTTGGCTACTAGTATGCAGAACTTTAGTCTGCCCTGTGCCTTGTCTAAATCTTTACGAGCGCAAGTCACTTCATTCTGTGCCTTGGCTATTTCTGCTAAGAGGCTTTGCTGTAACTCTTGATCTGTTTTGTTATCTAATAAATCCATCAATCTTCCTCTACTTGATATTTAACCTAAGTGAAAAAAATAGGGAGCAAAATGCTCCCCATTTAGTGATCCGCTCCCGTCCTTGTGGGATTAGGTTGCGGCTACTGTGTACTCACCAGAAACAGTAATAGTAATTGGTGATACCCATACTGGACTATCAGCACTTACAGTTGGTGCCAAGCCAGTAACATAACCAACACCCTTGATAAGTGTGTCAGTGGTACTGTTTTCAACTCTAATGATAAAGTTTACTAAAGTCTTGTTACGTGAACATCCAAATACACCTTGCTCTGCAATAGTGCCTGTGATTGCCGCATCTGTATCAGTACCAAAGAAAGTTGCTGTGTCAACAACAAGGTTCATTGAAATACTGTTTGTAGATGTGGTAGCCACTTGCTTCTTGGCAGTGCTGTCTAATTGGCTCCATGTGAACACATCGTTAGATGCGTTGATTGTCATGTCTTGTAGACCAGGAATGCTTAAAGCACCTACGCCTTGAGTAATATCTGTTTCACTAGATGCTACATCAAGAGTTAAGGTTACTTGGTTTGCGGTACCTGGAGCTGGGTTAATATACGCCATGTTGGCTCTCCTTATAATATATTGGTAAATCTAAATTCTAATTCAGTAAGCAATACATCATTTTCATAACTGCTTAGAACTGTACACTCTCTGCGATTTGCTGAGACTGTACTGATGTTCTTAGCGGCTTTTACTTCTGTGATCACTTGATCTAAATTAGGTGGGCTTTGTTTAGCATCACATGCTAGGTAAACTGTGACAGTAGTCACCTCTGATGGTATGTCAAGTCCGTCAAAAGTGGTTATCAATGGCACTGATTCAATAGATTCAGAACTAGCATAAACTTTTTTCAAGTTTTTGATGTACAGTGGAACTCCATTTTCACTCCAAGGCTGTTCTCTAGTAACAGTAAATGTTCCTAGGTTCTGGCTTTGTAGATAATCTAAGATCTCTGTTCTCATCTGACTCTTCTTAAGTTAAACTGTCCAGGCTGTTTCTCTGCTGATGTGATTGTGTCATTATCATCAAAGTCATACCAATCGCCAGCACTGATAAGTTCACCAAAAAGTGCATCTGCTCGCTGTGCATAGTAACCCATCTTCTTACGCTCTGCTGAGTCTTCGTTGCCAAAGTCAGCAATAATAGGAAGAATGAATTCGTGCATGGCTGTGTAGATACACAAGTCAGTAAAATCATTTTCTCTGGCTTTGATTCTATTAGGATCTAATGCTGGGATATCCGCTGATGTAAGATAAGAAGTGGATCCATCACGATTTACATAGTAATTTCTCCACCACGCACTGGCACGCAACTGTGCAAGTATACGTTCAGTGGCTCTTATCAATGCGTTCTCAACTGTTTCATCAGAAAGCCCTTCATTGCCGTCAAACAAGCGTTGGTCTTTTTGGACCACATCCTGGAATTCAGCAAAACTCACTACTGTAGAATTTTCAATTATGAAGGGCATCGTCAGTCTCCTAATTAGATGCTTGAGTCGTATTTCAAATAACGACCTAAACCGTCTTGTAGTTCACCAACACCATAGTGGCAAGATGCAACAACTTCAGTGCTCAAGTAGTCAATACGACGAGCAGTTTCAATATTAACATCACCAATCATAGCAAGACCTAGTGCATCACGATGGAACACAGCACCTGGGAAGTCACCAGCGTTTGTGTCATAGTCAATGTTAGATGTTTCATAAACTGCAACACCTGCTAGGTTACCTACATAACCTTCAATCATTGCTTGGTTAGCCGCATCACCAAAAGCACCTGCTGTGAAAGCCACGTTACCGTTAGTTGTCAATGCTTTCTTCAAGTCAAAAGCGATTTCTGGGTGTAATACGCAGACCATTCCGTCTGGAGCAACACCAGCACCGCGCAACTTAGCAACAGCAGTGAAGATTGCTTCAGCAGTGATTTGACCAGAGTAATCACCAGTACCTGCACTGAAACCAGCGAACAATGCTGTTAAGTCTTTGTCAATCTTACGTGCAATACCTTCACCAAATAAACGGCCAAGATCTGCAACTACGTTGCTGGCACTGCCTGCAACTGACAAGTCACTAACCATAGTACGGATAGCGTTAGTAGCCACAGTCAATGTAGCACCGCTTGTGCTAACTGCTGTGTTAGACACGATATCACCTTCAGTGATTGCTGCCGCTGAAATCTGTGGGTACACAGGTACAGTAACAGTCTTACCTTGTCCAGCGGACAAAGTATAATTTCTTACGAGACCGCGCATAATAGAACGCTCGTTTGCTACAAACATCGCTTCTGCAACGATACTTGGTAGCAAGTCATTTAATGTTGTTGTGGTTGAACCAGCCATAATAAATCTCCTTGATAATGTTAGGCTAAACCGTTGGCTTTACGATGTTGTGCGTAAAGTTTACGGTGTTCTGGATTTCTCATATCTAACTTGGATATGTCCAGTGTTTGCGTTGATCCAGCAGAGACATTGCTCTTGGTATTAGTAGTGCTAGGGTTAGCAACTCTAAAATGCGGATTTAAATCTAAGAATCCTCGCACTAAATCGTCAACTCCAAGTGCTTCACCTGCGTCGTTATAACGCACTGCGCCCTTTTCGTCTACTACTTCTACTTCGCCATCATTATTAAGTCTTACGTTAGTGGCCAACAATGCTTTGACCTGTTCCGCATTTACAGCGTTAAACTTGGCTGCGGCACTGAGTAAAGGCACATTAACTTTGTATTCCTTGATAATGCTGTCTCTTTTTAGGATCTCTTGATCCTTTTTAGCAGCCAATTCTTGTAAGGTCTTTTCAAACTCTCCTCGCTTGATCTGCGCTTCCTGTTGTTTCTTCTCCCATTCAGTTTTAATTGAACGTAGTTCTTCAGGATCGCCTAATTCTGCGTAAGGTTTTAGAAGTTTCTTTTCCAATGAACCCTTCATGCGGGCCATCATGTTGTCTACTTCTTCTTGACTATAAGTCTTGACTGACTGTGCCTGATTTCCAGTATTAAGGTCTGTAGCATCAGTTGCTGTGTCCTGTACCAATGTATTGTCTGACATTGTGCATCGCCTCCCTTCAGAGTGTGTTTGTTAGCAATAAACCCTTATTGCTTGATATGATATTTATTAATCTATAGTTAGAACTTCATTAAAATGGTTGTTATCAAGCCTAATAGGCTGACCACTATGGTACTGGAACTGGTTATGATCACAGTGCGCATACTTTGACTGCTGTCTGCAATTGATTTACTCACAGCATCCACTTTGACTTCTAATGTAGATAATCTTTGTTCTAGATGTTTGTAGCGTTCAGCACAGAGATCCACATGGGCTTCTAAGTTCTCACGCTCTAGACTGGTTGTTGTTATGTCTGTCATTTTGTCTTTGCCTTCTTTTGAGCAGACTGACTTGCTTTAATTGCCTGTGCTTGTCTAACTGCTTGGGCTCTGGTAGGGTATACTTTACCACTATCGCCATATTGCCATCCTTTGCCCCCACGAGGGCCTGTTGCTTTATGTACGGGCATTACTTTTCTCCAGTTTTAATTTGGCTCTACGTCGCTGTGCCTTGACTTTGGCACGCTGTTTGCGCTCCTCAGCCGTTTTATAACTGGGATGCAGTACTGCATGATGCTGACTGACATAAAACTCAAAGTTTGTCAGTATGGCTGTCAATCTCTCAGGTGTAATTCTATTCATAGCAAGACTGTTTTCTATTTTGCCTAATAAGGCATTGCATCCTCTATGCAGTACACCTCTGATGTAACCAGATCTATGATCATGGTCCAATACAGCATCATCAAATATTAATTCTCCACACAGAGCACAGCAAAAGTCTTGATCTCTTAACTGCGCTTCTCTGTATGGTTTTATTTCTGTGGTTTTTAGTCTCATCACTTACTTAAAGCCCAGTAAGGGCTAAAGTAGGCAAATAAGAACAACATCACCCAAAAGTCTATAATGTTTTCCATTAGTAACGCTTTGGTGGTTTAACTGGTTTCTTTCGCTTAGGGTAAGCCATGTTATTCTCCTTATTCATCCGCCATTTCGTCCCACTTGGCACACCAGTATACTGCACGAACTGGTGCATCAAACTTGGTACAATACATTTCACCTGCTTTGTAGTATTCACAGTTAGAGCAGGCTTGTCCCTCTGGAACACCAGGGTTGTCTGCTGGCTGGTAAGCCGCAGGCAAGTTGCTGTTAATTATTTCGCCATCAGAATATGTTCTACCCTGCTGTGGATTAGGATCTATAAAAGGCAAATCTTCTTTTTCTTCACCCAAGAATTCTAAGATATGTTCATCAATCTTACGCAACACCACAGGGTCAGTGGCTGTGTCCTTGGCTATCTTAAGTTGTTCAATCTCTTTGCCTGTGTCACGTATGTTGAAACTGCCTGGATAGTCAATGCTGCCCATCCACTGTTGTCCTTGATATTCAAACCATAACTGCCACATCTGTTCTTCTGCTAATTCTAGGTTGTCTGCTTTTTCACTGAGACGTGCATTTAGTAATTGAAATTCTGTTTCCATGGCCACACCACTCATTGTGCGTGACTCTACTGCGCGAACTGCACCTGTGTTGGCCATTTTGTCAATGCTTTCAATGCTGTGCTTGATGGCTGTGTAGATGCTGTCCACACTGGCTCCACTGAACTCTAACAAGTAAGGTTTTAGTCCAGGATCTAAATTCTCAGGCATGTGAATTAAACTACCAGCACCAATGCCTGCGTTGGTTTCTGGAGTCTTAACTAAACTTGGATGACTGTCTAATCTAATGCTTTGCTCTACTTCACTGGTAGCGTTGTAGATAAAACGCTGTGCATCTGCAATATCTGCAATATCACTGACACCAATGCCTCTAACAATACTGCGTCCATTGTAGGCGCAGACTGCGGGTATCTTACCTAGGCCATTTATTTCTACAATGTCATTAAGAATTAAGGTGTCTTTGGTGTTGACTGTGATTGTGCGCACAGTCTGTTTGGTCCACTCTTTGACTGTACGAACATCACCGTTGACTTCTTCCAAGTATTTGAAATAAGTTAATTCATAGCGGCCGCTGGGTTGACGACTCCACACCCAGTCTAACACAGTCAATGGCGTTAGTAAGTTCACATAAGGACGCACACCTTGAGCCTGTTCATCTGCCACTGTGACAGCACCCACATTAGGCTTGGCCACAATAATCCAGCAGTGACCAAACACACTACTCCATGTGCTGACATCTTTCATAAATGCGTTTAGACTGCGTCCATCAAAGTCAGCATCACGTAAGAACATTTCTAAATCAAAATTCATGCCATTATTGTCAAAGTCTCTTTGTGGCTCTTCACGGAATAAGAAACTGTTGTAAACACTGACCACGCTCTGACAGTGATTCTCCAGTGGAGTTGTCTTTAGACGTGCTTGATATTCATTGTCTGTTTCTAATTGATAGCGTGTTAGATGCTGTGCTTTGCGATATTCTTCACCGCCAAGGTAACTTTCTAACAGATATGTCCACTGTGTTTTGTAGGTTTCATATAGGTTATTGTTAGAAAATAACTGTGCAATTTCTTGTTTTAGGGTTTCTACGACGTTCATTTTGGTATCCTTAGTTTATTCTATGACCCCAACGCTGTGGTTGAGTTAGACTTGGGTCTTGGTCTCTGCGCACTGGGAATAGATAGTCCGTCATATAACCCAGTGCATCCATCATATGATCATAACCACTATCTTTGTCTGGCTGTGTGGTGCCTTCTTTGTACACATGCCTCTCTAATCCTTCAATAGTATATTTACATTTAGGCATAATAAACAACCTTCTAATGCCGTCACTGCCACAGAGTCTACTGTTGACTGCGTTAATACGATCACGCACTGGTGTGTGGCTGTTGGGACTCTTGACTATGAATCCTGCGTTCTGCAAGATGGTGATGTCAGTAGAGCCGCCTGCTGATGTTTTTCTTTGTCTGGCTGCGGGATCTGGATAGACCCAGATCTTACTCTTTGGATATCTACTCTTAATTTCATCCACGCACTCTTGGGTGTTAGAAGAAAACATACGGATTTCGTCAATGACACAGAGATCGTCTCCTTTTCTTATGGCAATCACAGCACTCATGGGATCTATGTTAAAGTCCATGCCTATGTATAACACATCTAAATCACGAGGTTCTAATTTGCCCTCAACAACATTCTGTTTGCGATCAAAACTGTAGTAAATGCGTCCACTGTATGTTTCAAATGTTGCTAGGTATTCCTGCCTAAATGTACGTTCATCTAGGTCTTTCTTAGCACTCTCAATCTCCGCTGGTGTGACATTGCCACCATCTACTGTGGTGTATTGAAAACTCTGCCAGTCTGGATTGTCTAACGAGTTCTGATATAGTTCATAACTCCAATTGCCAATGCCCTTGGGTGTACCAATGAAAAGAGCACGACCTTGCTTGTCAGACAGAGTAGGGCGTAGAGTTTCATACCAAGCGTCAGGGTTAATATCAGCAAACTCATCAAGCACAATAAAATCAAGGCCCACACCCCTGAGGCTATCATAGTTATCAGCGCCTTTAAGAGCAATAGTACTGCCATTGACCAATGTAATTGTGAGTTCTGTTTCATTTGTTTTCTGTACCCAATTAAGTTCCTGTAATCTCTTTTTTAGTTTACGCCACACAATTTGACGTGCCATTTTATATGAGGGAGCCACGTACCATACTTCTTTTTCTGGGTCGCGAGCATGATAACAGAGTTCGCGTATGGCCAAGTGGGTTTTGCCAAAACGACGCCCCGCCACCACTACTCTAAAGCGTGTGGTGTCCTTGGTAATTGTCTGTTGTGGAGTGCTTAGTGGCATTGACTTTTTCCAAGGTAGATGTTATAATTAGTATTATGGCAAAAGCATACAATATTAAAAGAAACACCAAACAAGACTTTTTTAATCGTATCAAAAAACTTGATAATGGATGTTGGGAATTTTTGGGAAATTCTGATCGCGATGGATATCGCTTCTTTCAATTTGAAGGCAAGGATTGGCGTGCTCACAGACTTAGTGTAATTTTTGATGGTAGAGATCCAGCAGGAAAAATAGTTTGTCATTCCTGTGATAATCCTAGTTGCGTAAATCCTAGCCATTTGTTTATAGGTACTCACAAAGATAATGCACAAGATTGTGCTAAAAAAGGACGTAATCCAGGTAATAAAATTTCTACCATAGGAAACGGAAGAGCCTTTGGTCCTAAATCTAAAGGATTGAAACTCAAATAATTTAATCATCTGAATCAGACCAAGGCAAAGGTTTCTTGTCATCAGTGCCTGTGGGTGTTTCTTGTTGACCCAGTATGTTTTTGCCCAACCATATCAACATCACAGCATTGCCACTCAATGCCAGTTTGATCTGAGCACGTCTAAGACTGTGTTTTAGATCTTCACGACCCTTTTCTATAATATCGCTAAAATTGTATCTAAGTGTGTTTTCGTCCATGTCAAAGAATCTGGCGATTTCTCTATCACTACAGCCTATTACTGATAATTCGTAAATGTGCTGTGGTTCAATCACACGCTTTCTGCGTCCACGACCCACTTCATAGCCATAAACTTCCACAGCCACTAACTTTTTCTTGTTCTTGGGTCCAGTCTTTGAGGGATCAGATGATTCTTCCACATAGGGAATCACTTCCGTGTATTCTGCCTCACGGGTGCCAGGCGGCTTTAAGTTCATGGCCACACCTTCTATTATTTCTGAGGCTGGATTATTTTCCTGATTCTGCATCAACGTATTTAATGTTTATATAAAAAACATCTGGGATTATTGATTCTTTTCTTGGAATTCACGCTGTGATCTTTTAAGACTCTTGATGTGATTCAACAGTACTGTGTGTTGGTCACTGAGTTCACGCATGAGTATTACCAGTTCATTGTGACAGTTGGCCAAATGTTCATGCGCCTCTTTGAGATCCCGTAACTCCTGTAGGGGATCAAAACTTGGATCTATACGCCAGTCTGTCATAGGGCCTCCTTAGGCTGAACGATTCTCTACTTTTACTTTGAAAAAACGTCTATCTTCTAATCCATCCGCAGTCACTACTTTGCAGTACACAGTATAACTCTTGCCTGCCTGTCCATTGTTGAGTTCAATGTAAGTTTTAGTGCCTTGTATGCCATTAGTGACTTTGACCAATGGTGTTGGGTCATTGGCTCGTGCCACTATGGTCCATGTGGCTGAGGCTAGACTGTCTCCAGTTTCTAACCAATTTACCCAGTCTAGTGTATAGGTCAACTGTGCTTCTGGGTCTTTGCTAATTTGTAGTCCTTGTATGGTTTGGACGAACCCTTGTGTAATAGCCATCTCTGGTCTCCTTAATTACTTGTTGATTGTGTATAGATCTATTTCATCTATAACTGTGTAAGCGGCACTGTCATTAGTACTCAACAGTGTGGTTCTTAATTCAGCAATCATTGTGCGGGATCTTAATTCCTCTACAATTATGTAGCTCAATGATTCTCTAGGTATAACATAAGTTAGGTCAGGATCAATGTGCGCCACTGTGATGGCTGTGAGTTGACTGGCCGCCACAGTGAGTGTGGCTTGACCTCTCGCTCGTTTAGAGCCCGCGGCTGCGGTTGTGAATCTGGCAGTGATTAGGGCCTGCGCAGATACTAGTTTGTCACCTATGACTAATTCACTGTTGAATGCTGATAGGTCTGCACTGCCACTTCTTGTTCTATTTGCTGTGACTGTCAGTGCGAACTGTGCGGCAGGTGTACTGATTAATCCACTGGTTTCACTGGCCTGTGCTGATAATGCAAATTGACTGCTGAGATTTGCTGAACTTTCAACTGCCTTGATACCATCAGCAGTCAATGTGATCTGACAGGCCTGACTGCTGGCGCCCTGCTGTATTCTTGTGGCTGTGATTGACACTGTGCCAGCACAGATCGCCAATGCGGCAAATTCTTTGGTATTGCTTAGACTCACATCTAAAGTAAACGCACTGCTCAGATTGCTGGCTAAACTATTAATTTTGTTTGCACTGGCAGTCTGAGTGAATTCACTATTGGCACTGCTGGCGAGTCCTGCCAATCTTCTAATGTCGCTGGTTTGTGTGAACTCGCTTGACAGACTGCTCTGTGCGCTGGCAATATTTGCCGCTGTGGCGGTTTGTGTGAACACACCTGATTGACTGCTGTCTGTGTCAGTGGTCTTTGTGGGTGCCGCAGATAAACTGGCAGTGCAATCCAGTGTGATTAAACCTTGTCCAATCTTGGCCACTGACACTAATTCAGTGGCTACTGCATCTGTGGCAATTGCACTGGATTTTATTCTCAGTATTGTGCCAGTGACTGCGGCTGTGCTGGACAGTGCAGACTCTAAACTGGCACTTCTATTCACTACTGCACCCACAGCGGCCTCTGCGCTCAAGTCAGCACTGGCTTGCTGTGGAGCAAACTCACCTATAGTTGTTTGTGTGAATGCACTGCTGATGCTGGCACTGACAGGACGCTGTCTACTGGCTGTGGCACTGACTGTGCTGATGGCATTGAGTGCGGCTTGACCCAGCAATGTATCATTGTTGTGTTCAACAACGGCTGTTTGGTCAAAGTGTGTTAATGCACGAGTATAAACATCTCTGGTAAATGGTGCTGTAGGTGCAGTATAACTTGCGCCACTGTAACGAGCCACGCCAATGCTTAGACGGAATTCGTCAAACACTGTATCAATACTAGTGGGTCTTGCGTTTAATGCGTAAGAGGTAGTGCTTCTTAATGAGCCAAATCCACTGCTGGTTGTGGTGGCAATTCTTGAGCCACCGTAATCATATAAACTGAATGTATCACCACTACGAGTCAATGCCAAGTGACGTACTGCCCCTAATGCTAGACTAAAAGGATACGAGTTGGGATCACTGCTGAAAGTAACAGTTGTAAAGTCTGATTTTTGAACACTGACTTCAAGATAATAATTGCCTGAAGAAACATCTAATTTTCTAACAATGTTAATACCAGTGGAACTTAAAATTGTCCAGTTAGAACTATAATTGTCAGTGGTACCTGTGGCATATCCTATCCAAAATTCCAAAGTAAAATTGCTGGATCCTGGATCCAACAAGGCACTACTGGCAGTGTTGTCACCACTTAGTGTAATTTTACTGCCAGTGGCGGCTGTGAGACTGGCAGAATAACCATCAAACTTTCTAGTGTTAGAATAATTGATGCTGGTGTTGGTTGGTGTCCAAGTATAACTTGGATAGAATATGTTTAGACTTGCACTCAGACTTGCTGTGGCAGTCAATGCAGCCTGGCCTGGATTTAGGCTCAGTGCTGAAATGTTCAATGCGGCAGAACTACTTAGGCTGGCATTGGCATCACGTGTTTTGGCTACTGCTGTGCTTTGACTGAATGCACTGGCCAAAGATGCCACAGCACTTCTATTGACCACGCTGTCAGCATTCAATGTGGCTGCTGAATCTAATACAGCAAAACTGTTCTTAATTGCAGATGCAGTTAATGTTGGTGAGAATGCACTGGCAAAACTTGCAGAAACTTGTTGTATTCTTGTGGCAGAAGTAGACTGTGATATCTGAGAATCTAATGCACTGCTGACATCTCTAGTTCTATCCGCTGATGCAGTCTGACTAAACTCACTGGACTGTGCGCTGTCAACATCTCTAGTTCTATCTGCTAATGCAGTCTGACTAAACTCACTGTTGGCACTAACGCTGATTCCTACAAATTTATCAGCACTGACTGTGATACTGGTAGAACTAGTTAAAGTGGCACTGCCTTCTTCTAATGTTCCACCTGGTATTGCTTCCACATCCGCAGTCAATGAAAAAGCCGCACTGGTGGCGGCTTCCATAAAGCGAACACGATAGATGTCCGCACTGAAACTGAATGCTGAATCTTCTGAACTGGCACCTTGTTGAATGCGTTCAACATCTGTGGCTATGTTGAAGGCACTGCTGGCTGCAATATTATTATCACGGATTCTATCCACAACAACGGCTATGGCTGCTTCAGTGAATGCAAACAAGTCTGCACCTTCAATGTGGCTGATAGTGGCACTAACTGCGGTGGTCACAGTCATTGCACTGTCACCTTGTTTGATTACACCCACTGACACAGACAATGAAGCAGTGGCCGTTATTGCGGCTTGTGCATTGGCTTCATAGACATAATACTCCTCAGGAGTAAAATAATCTAATTCAATGTATAAATTGTCTGTGACTTGTCTTGTCATTGATATTCCTTAGGCTATTTTAGTAATTTCAAACCAGGCAGCATTACCTGTAACAGTAGTATCTGTATTTGGTGTCACTAATCGCCATTCAAATGTATTAGTTGCGGCATTAACATAATAAAAACCAAAATCTCTAATATCGTAGGTATTGACGTTACTTGTATTTTTGTATTTGATTGTATTGGTAAAGTTATCAAGTGTGGCCGCAGTGTTAGTATTTCTTCTTAATTGGATATAATGATCACCTGTGCTTCTTAAAACTCCAACTATTCTAAACAAATAAGTTCCAGCGGCTAAATCAAAAGTATTGGCGCTAACTGTAACAATACCGCTGGGGTCTGCCGTTTCACTAATTGCTACAGTATAAGTAGTTCCTGAAACTAATGTTCCTTGAGGGGTATCTATACTTAACCAAGCAATACTTGGACCACCGCCACCAGCAGTAGCCCAACCTAATACACCAGCGCCATCTGTTTTTAATACTTGATTGGCTGTGCCATCTGCTGTGGGTAATGTCCAAATTTTATTAGCACTGAGTGTGCCTGCTTTGAAACCTACATAGAATGTATTAGCACTGTTGTTTAATCTTAGATCGTTAGCGGCTGTGACAGTCGTTGTGGTAAAGCGTCCAGTTGACGCAGTAGTAGCACCAATTGAGGTATTGTTAATTGTTGATGCAGTTGTTGGGTTTATGGTCAAGGCACCTGCTGGGCTAATTGCCACTGTGCCTGTGCCTGTTGGACTAATTGCAACGGCTAAGTTTGCTGGACTTAATGTCACAGCACCAGTTGCTGACAATGTGGTAAATGCACCAGTTGATGCAGTAGTAGCACCAACTGTGCCATTAAATGCACTTGTGGTTAACGTTGCACCAGTTATTGTGGGGCTTGTGCCTAACACTACTGAGCCAGTTCCTGTGGCTGTGGAAAAGTCTGTTAGACCTGATTCCCAACTTGCACTTCCACTGCCACCTGCACTGTTTATACAAGTTGCCATGGCTGTTGTGCCTGGTAATATTGTAATTACTAAAGAGCCACCTGAACTGTTTAGTGTTAAGTTACCAGTGCTGTTATTACAGATATGAAATGTCCAACCATTGGCTAATGTGCTAACTACTGGTAAGGTAATCGTTTGTGTAGTTGAACCAGTGAATATCTGATAATGACTGCTAGAACTGGTTAATGTTGTGGTGCCACCTGCTGTGGCTGTGGTTGTAAACCCCATTAAATTAGCAAGGGCTGATGGCGCTGTGGTTTTACCTGTTCCACCATAAGCCAGTCCTACTGCACCGCCATTAATGTTAGCACCGCTGACATTGCCAGAAAATGTTGTGGCGCTTAAAGTATTTGTTGATGCATCATAGAATAAACCATCATCAATATGAGGTGTTTGATTGCCTGTGGCAAATGTGCTGACCAATGGTAGATACATCACTGTATCTCCTGAATTACCATTGGTTGTGCTGATGTTGATGTTGTTGGCGTTGGTGGCAGTTGTGGCAGTTGATGCCGCACTCACAGTCAATGTGTTGGCCGCAGTATCTACCCAGTTGGTGCCGTTATAAACCAGCACATCATTTGTGGCTGCGGCTGTAATTACTACATCTGTAAGTCCATCTAATGTTGAACTACCTCCACCACTTTGTGCAGTCCAACTTAGTTGTCCACTGCCATTGGTCTTTAAAACATAATCTGCTGTGCCATCTGCTTGTGGCCAATTCAATCCATCTAATACTATTGATCCAGTGCCATTAGGAGTAATAGCAATATTACCATTACTTGCACTTACAATGCTGTTACCATTGACATCTAAATTACCGCCTAATTGGGGTGTTAGATCTTCAACGATATCTTCAATCTTATCATTGTTAAGATTTGTAATGTTTGCATCGCCTTCTGTCCAGGTCAATGCACTGCCCTTCGTTGCTCTTGTTACGATTGTTGTCATGTGACTTGCTCCACTTTAAAGTTATCTTGGGGATTGAGAGAGTCCAAGTTCTCAAACCTTGCTTTACAGTTATCAAAGTGCCATCTTTTCATAGCACTTCCTATTCCATTTAATCCACAATGTGGACAGGTATATGGTTTAGATTGTGATATACTCTGACTTTTACGCCATTGTTCATTTTTAGGCTGAGGACGACCTTTTAATGATTCTGATCGCTTCAACTTTTCTTCTTCAATCATTGGACCTCTAGGAACTCCCTTAGGCCAACCAATTAAATTTCCATTTGCTAACAAACTTTTTCTATGATTCTCAATATGCTCTTGAGTCTTAGGACGCTTAGATCCTTTCATAGCCTTTGAATGTGTTTCAGCAAAACGCTTTCTTAACCACCCATAAAATTTATTATTATTGCGTTTACCTTCATGACCTCTTGTCATTACAGCAGCCGCATATATTAGTTTTTGATTATTAGGATATATCTTAACTAACAATTGATGAGCAAGAAAATGTTCTTCTGGTGTAAGGTCAACTAGATTACTTTTGTTATCTGTTCCACCCATACATCTTGGAACTACGTGGTGTCTTTCTGTGTAGTATAAAACAACAGGGCGTTGTTTTGCCCTGTTGATTAAATTATCATAATGTTTTTGATAATCCATTCGTAAGCATCATGCCAACGAAATTGTCAAGTTACCGCTGGATACTTGGAATGTATCGCCTGTGTCAATAGTCTTGCTAGTTGTAACTGCGCCCCAGAAAAGCACGTTACCTGCACCAGCAGTGCCACCGTCCATAACTGCCACGTGAGTAATAGTACCCCATGATGCAGTTGCGGCATCAAAAGTTACAGTTGCGTTGGTTGCACTTGAACCACTTGAAGCGGCTGCAAATGTAACTGCCTTACGGCTGTAGGCTGTGCCTGATGTTGATGTTTCATCAGTTAGTGTGCCTGCTTCTAAGTTAGCGGCTGCTGAACCAGAAGTGTTGTTGAACAATGCTAGATAGATTGTTCCTGCACCAGTGTAAGGTGCTGTGCCATAGCGTAAAGTATGGTCTAAAAGTTTATTCTCAAGATAATTTGAGGCTGCTGACATGTTGTATCTCCTTAAGGGTTTAGGTCTGCTACCACCTGAAGTCGTTTTTGTCTAGTACAGGCAGTGTTGTTCTTTGCAAATTGCATTACTATTTACCTAGACGTAGATATAAACCTAAAAAATCCCTAAAAAAAGTCAAAAAAAATCGCTGAACGAATCAGCGACTTAATTATTGCATGTCAAACAATCTTTCCATAGGACTTATTGATGATTTATTCTTGACATTGGCTGTGACCATGCAGTTACGCCAGATCTCTTCTAGACTCATGCTCATCTTCCAAGCCAGTGTCTTATACATTTTAGTATCTAACACACGACCATGTCCTGCTTGGTGTTTGATCAATGTATGTGCTGTTTCTTTTAATGTCTTGACGTGATAACTTTCAAACATCTCTGGATAGCGTGTGTAAAGTTCTGCCACGCACTCTGTGACTGCTATCCACTCCTCATTGTTCCATTGGTGTAAGTATCCATCCCAGATACGTGCATCATCTCTGTGTATGTCACCTTGACTGTCACGAATTGACATCAGTGTTTCAGCAAAGTTTTGCCATAGATCTAATCCTCGTTCAAACTGTTTCATTTTGTCTCCTTTCTCTAATGCGCCTAAAATGTTCTGCCCTAGTGATAATTTCTACATTATCCAATGCCCAAGGTGAATCTGTATTCTTGCGAGTCATGCAAAGACTCTGCGGAGTTCTTCCCCTTTGTTCCCATAGCCCTTGCCATAAATCTAACCAAGGCTCAAATTCAATGGTCCAACCTTCTTTACGGTATTGTGCTTGGTTCTTTTGCTGTAACCAAATAAGATACTGTTTGTGTTTAAAGGGGTCAGGACCACTGGTCCAAGTGTGTGGATAGGTTTTATTCTTTTTACCTGTGCCGCCGCCTGCCATGATTAATAATCCAAGTCAAGATACAGTCTGCACCAACGTGCTAATCTTCTTGGATCCTTTTCTGTGTGAAGGTAATGAATGATATCTTCAGGATTCCAACTCATGTTTGCACTAATTACATCATCCATGGTAGGTCGTCTATGTTCTACTGAAGATTGTTCTGTTTCCAGTTCATCTAGCATTTGTCTAAGATTTAGTTTTGTGTTTTTCATATATTTTCCTTTCTATGTATTTATATGATTACTTAAATAGTTTATTATTTCTTGATATAGCCTTGTTGCACACCGCCATTGTTATAGATGTAAGTGCGACCATTGCTGGCACCACACCAACTTGGTGGTTGATATCCAACTGGACGTCCTAGGCGTTTGCGTTCTGCTTCATCAAACTGTCCAGTCTGGCAAGGGTCATTTCTGTCATAGGTATTGGCCAAGAACTGCATTGGTCCAGCACAACCCACAAGATTAATTACTGCTATCAGTGCTAGTAGTTTTTTCACTTTTGATTACCTCCCCTTGGCAACGAAGTTCATATTCTTTGACTAAAAAGTTTACCCAGATTTCTTTTTTGTCATTGTTAGGTAGGCGCCTTGCGGCGTCTATGAATGCTAGGATTTCTTGTGGTGTGGTTTTCATTTTAAATCTGATAATGTTAGGTAATATGTTTTAAGTGCATAACGATAAAAGCCTTTACCAACTCTACCTCCAGCATCTTTAAGAAACTTTTCACGCTCCTTAGCAGTCTTTTTTGGAGTTTCCATTATTGTTGCCATTTGGATTATTGAATTAAGTTGATTCATTCCTTGTTCAACAGTTTGAACATCAACAAGTTCAGCATATCCTAAACTTGTTTCTTTACCCCAATTATGGTAAGTTCCAATTTCTTTTTCTATCCAAGGACGAACTACTTCCAAAATTTGATTTGGAATACCATATTGTGTAAATGCCAACGTTTGAAATGCTTCGTAACTCATTTTAGAACCTTTCTGTGTTAATATGTGTATATTATATATTTATAACACCTAAATGTCAATCTCTTTTGGTTATCTAATTTGGCAATTATTCGTAACTGCTTTGTTCAGCCCTTATGACTATTTTTACATTATCTTTGGTCCAAGGCTGTGATCTGTCTTTGCGTTTCATACAGTATTGATTTTGACCTTGTCCTTTTTGATGTATCAAATCACCCCACGCAGTTAACCAATCCTCAAAGGTAAAATCCCAACCTTCTTTGCGGAAATTGGCTTGATTGCGTTGCTGACACCAACTTCTATAGTATTGGTGTTTTGCTGGATCTGGACCTGACTTCCAAACTGTGGGTCTTGGTCCCGCACGCCAGTCATTTTCATTGTTAAAAAATATATCGCGTCCCATCACAGACATTTTAGGTAAAAGTTGACCATTAAGTTCTCTGGTGTAATCTGGATATTTGTTTAATAAAAATCTACGACGCACTGCTTCTCCGCTGACTCCGTGTGCTTTGGCTGCTTGGCCCAGTGTGTTAAATGTTCCTTTGGGTGTATGATATTTCATAGTTTTTCCTTTGTTTTGGTTAAAAATTGCAAACTCAGTAGAGTAATAATATATGTGACAAACTCCGTAGAAGAATAATGGAGTATAGTAGAATAGTTTATTATAAGGTTATCATTCCTCATATATTGTCCAATCAAGTTCTATCAAGTAATCAGTCTTTCTACGAACTTCACTAACAATCACACTTGGATCAATCACTTTATTACAACTCCATCCATCATGTATCCATAATGCTCGTATCTTATGTCTTTTAAGTAATCCACGAATAACCACACCAACTTGGTTCTCAAGTCGTCTATATAATTCACTCTTGTCTGAACCACTAACACGACACTTGCGTGTTTTACCTCTTTTATCTGTCATATATCTCACAGGTAATTCATCACGCAATGATACCCACAAAGATTTGATGTCTTCTTTCAAGCACATCACAGTGGTATTGTGTTTGAGTTTAATAATGGCATCGTAGTTGTAGTTCAAGTCCTGAAATATCTTATTACTTGACCAAGAACTAATAACTCCTCCTTGAAGTAGTGCATTGATCACTGTCTTGGCTTGATCCTCTGTGATTTCACATTCCTTGGCTATTTTCTGTCTGATATCACTGCGATTGCTGATATAATCTTCTAGGTGCTGTAGTTTTAGATTTGGATTTAGACTCTGTGCCAATTGGTATAACAATCTGGGCGCGGCGGCTTTGATGTCATAATGATAGCGATAGCCTTTGTTGGCTAATATAGCGTTTCTTATAACTTTGGGTATGTATTGCAACGGACTAAATGATCTATTACTTTTTTCTTCGTAGACTATATTGCCAGTGGTCAACTGCTGATCTAGTTCCTCATCCAATGTGGGTTTGAAATTTGGGCAATTCAATAATTGTTTGATTTCAAACACACCTTGAATGTTCTTACTGTATTTTTTACAAACACCAGTGAGTCCATTATAGTAAGGATCGCGAACTACTAATAACTTGTCTGCAAGCCAACGCCCAAGGGGTCTACTGGTATTGCCAAAGTATTTGTAAAGTTGTGTGCTGGTGATCCAACTGACTTCATTGGTTTTAGTATAAAGTTCTACGAAGTTCAAGGCACGGGTAACTGTGGCCTTGACACGGCTATCGTTGAAATTTGGTGTATATGCCATTGCTTCCTTTCTATGTTCTGCAATGTATTTAGTATAACATCATAAAAACCCGTGTCAAATAGAAATGGCAAAATTAGTCAAGA